ATCATCACCAGATCGACACGCTAATCCTCAGCCGTTTCTTCCATACCAACCTCCTTGACATCGACCTCAAGAGAAAGTGGGCAATGATGCCTGCAAAACTTTATGGGTCACACAGCCTTGAAGCCTACGGGTATCGGCTGAATTGTTACAAGGGAGAGTTTGGTAAGACTGCTGATTGGAAAGAGTGGTCCCCTGAGATGCAAGACTATTGTGTCCAGGATGTCGCTGTTCTTGCAAAACTATGGCAACATTTCCAGAAATACCTGAGGCAGTACAGCTAGAGCACAGCATTGCTGAGCTAATGGCAGCCCAGGAGACCGTAGGATGGCCCTTCGACGTTCGTAAGGCCCAAGAGCTAGAGAACAAGCTTTTAACCAAGCTGGAGAGCCTTAAAGAGTGCGCTCGTGGCGTTTGTACGTTTGCCCCTGGCAACCTGTTCACCCCGAAGCGTGACAACAAAACCCAAGGCTACGTAGCTGGTGCAGAAATGCAGCGGCTGAAAGAGTTCAACCCTAGTAGCCGTGACCACATTGCCTGGTACTTCAAAACGTTTCAAAACTGGGAGCCGACAAAGCTCACAGAAACTGGTAAGCCAGTTATTGATGAAACAGTGCTGAAGGACATAGGCTCGGAGGAAGCGTTGGTATTCCTGAGCATTCTTGAAACACAAAAGAAGCTTGGAATGTTATCCCAAGGGAGCAACGCATGGTTGAAGTTGGTCAAGAATGGCAGACTTCACCACTCCTGTTTCATTGGAGCAGCTACACATCGAATGGCACATGCTCGTCCGAACCTTGCCCAGGTAAGTTCTGACACTGATTGCCGTGAGCTGTTCATTACTAAACCTGGCTGGCGGCTGGTTGACAGTGACCTTGCTGGCATCGAGCTTCGAGTATTTGCCCATTACCTTGCCAGGTACGACGATGGGCGCTATGCTGACATCCTTCTCAATGATGACATTCATCAAGTCAATGCTGACAAGATTGGGATCTCGCGTAGGGCGGTCAAGACGGTCACGTATGCGTTCCTTTACGGTGCGTCGACGACCAAGATCGGCCTCAGCTATGATCCGCAGCTTACTGACCAGCAAGCCAAGTCAAAAGGCGCAGAGATACGTCAAGCGTACCTTGACGCCATTCCTGGTCTGGAGAGCCTCGTTGAGGCGGTCAAGCGTAAGGCGAAGGAGAATGCTTCCATACGATCTATCGACGGTCGTCAGATCCTCGTTGACTCGCCACACAAGGCATTGAACTTCCTTTTGCAGTCGGCGGCCGGAGTTCTGGCGAAGCGTTGGCTGTTGATTACGGATGAACGCTTGCAGAACATTGAGCATGAAAGGTACGCCTTCGTTCATGACGAGCAAGCTTTAGGATGTCCTCCTGATGTAGCCGAAGAGGTTGCGTCAATCTGCACCACATCAGCTGCTATGGCTGGTGAATTTTACAAGCTCAGGATCCCTATCGATGCAGATGCAAAGATTGGTATGAACTGGGCTGAGGTACATTAATGTTACTATTAGATACTGACTACATTGCGTATAAGTCAGCTCAAGCATGTGAAGAAGGCATTGATTTTGGTGATGATGTTATTATCACTCAATCTAATTTCAGTGAAGTTCTTAGAGTGTTTGAGCGTGAGTTACGTAAGATCACGACCGCTATGATGGACGATGAAGTAATGCTTTACTTCTCAAGTCCTAAAAATTTTCGGAAAGAAATTTATCCCGATTACAAGGGACACCGAAACCGACGTAAGCCTTTGGGCTATGCTCGTTTGGTAAATTGGTGCAAAGAAAACTTTGCTACCGTTATTCGTGATGACTTGGAAGCTGATGATGCTTTGGGCATTGATGCTACTTGTCATCAACTTGAGACTCAACCGATACTCGTTAGTCCCGACAAAGACATGCGTCAAATCCCTGGTGTTCTATGGAACATGAGTGATGACGTAGAAGAAATTACAAAAGAAGAAGGGGATCGATGGCACTTGATACAGTCACTGGCAGGAGATCCAACTGATGGATACCCTGGCTGTCCTGGTATTGGCATCAAACGTGCTGCTGATCTCGTTGACAAGCACGACTTCCCGTGGGAAGCTATATGCCAAGCCTATCGTGAACGAGGATTGTCAGACGACGATGCTTTGTTGAACGCTCGGCTTGCTAAAATCTTACAAGCTGAGGACTATGACTTCTCCACAAAATCCCCAATCCTTTGGTCCCCCACCTCCGGTCACGGAGCTGACAATGGAACAACAATTCAAACTGAGGAGGATTAAAGACCTTTTGCAAGAAGCAAGTAAAGATGACATCATCACTGTCTTTGAAGCCCTTCAACATCAGAACTTTGTTCTTTCCAACACTGTTTCCAATCTGGTCAAGCAATGGCCGACTCAGTAGAAAGGAAACCTTGTCACAAATGTGGAGTAGCCGAAAGAACCCCTACAAGTTCATACTGCAAGGCTTGTAGAAAAGCCTATGACAAAGAACGTCTCCGAAAGAAACGTGTTTTTGTACAAGCATACAAGCTGGCATGTGGGTGTGCTAAGTGTGGGTATGATGCTAGTCCTGTAGCTCTTGAACTACACCACATCGACCCTGCCACTAAAACATATACAATAGGAGGGCAGTTGATCAGCATTCCTATGCCTAAGCTTTTAGAAGAGCTTACTAAATGCGAAGTCCTCTGTTCCAACTGCCATAGAATCCACAGCTTTGAAAATGATCACCACCTCTCCTGAACACTACACCCGTGGAAACATTGAGGTGTGGGATTTCATTAGAGACCAAGACCTCAACTACCACCTCGGCAATGCTATTAAATATATTTGCAGAGCCGGTTACAAGTCTTCTGAATCGAAAGAAAAAGACCTTAAAAAGGCTATCCACTACCTTGAAAATGAACTCCAGCACACAACACTGCACCTCACACAGTCTGAGCGACCAAGCGATTCAATTCCGTTCAGCGTATGGGATCCAGAACAGTCAGGACAACCGGACTATGCAACTGGATTTGATCGCTGAAGAGTACAAAGAATTTGTAGAAGCGTTTAACAGCAAAGATTACAAAGAAGAACTGAAAGAGCTAGCAGATCTTGTATATGTCTGCTTTCAATTTGCAGAGAATATGGAATGGGATCTAGAGGAAGCGCTTGATCGAGTCCATAAATCAAACATGTCCAAGCTTGGTTTGGATGGCAAGCCTATCTACCGCGTAGACGGTAAAGTCCTGAAAGGACCTAACTATCAACCCCCTACCCTTACTGATCTCGTTTAAAATGTCTACTGATTTGATCGCCCGCACCGGTCGTGTCCAGCAATGGATCGATAATCCCACCTCCCGCCTCCCTGTTTCGTGTACTGTCTTCGTTGTTGAGGACAGCATGGAGGGACCTAACGGCATTGAGGCGTCGTGGCGTTTCGCCTCACACGCCCTACGTTTTGGAGCAGGCTGTGCTATCCACCTTTCCAAGCTGCGCCCCAAAGGTGCAGAGAATGGTAAGGGACTGACCGCTTCTGGTCCTGTGTCCTTTGCTAAAATTTACTCCACCCTTAACGAGATCATTCGACGGGGTGGGCATTATAAGAACGGAGCTATAGTCTGTCATCTTGATCTTAACTGCGACGATATTCTTGAGTTTATTACTGCTAGCCGCAGCGAGCTACCTTGGATCAAGCGCTGTGTCAATATCACACCAGATTGGTGGGAAGCAACCAGTGACGAGGTCAAGGAGGCGCTCCTTACGGGTATCAAGAAGGGTGACATCTGGCTAAACAAAGTACGATATGATGACAAAGGAAACAGAATCTACGGCAACGTCTGCCTTGAGGTTTATTTGCCCTCACGTGGAACTTGCTTGTTGCAGCACCTCAATCTCGGTGCCTGTACTCTCGCAACACTCCCAGAAGCTTTCGCTGCAGGTATGTCCGAGCTGTGCACACTCCATAGCAAGACGGGCGTTGGACAGTCTGGTGAGTACCTGTCACCCGAAGTCGACAGGCAAGTTGGACTCGGACTCCTTGGACTGGCTAACCTACTCCGCCGATATGAAATAAGCTACGGAGAGTTTGGTCAAGCTCTGGAGGCTGTAGCCAACGGAGACTATGACTTCGACCCCTGCCCTGCCTATGATCTTGCGCTCGCTTTTGACCGTGGTATCAAGGCAGCAGCTGTGGTAGCCCGTGCTAATAACATGGTACGTGCTTTTGCTATTGCCCCTACTGCTTCGTGTAGCTATCGTTATCAGGACCTTGACGGTTACACCACCTGTCCTGAGATTGCTCCACCCATCTCTACGGAGGTGGACCGTGACAGCGGTACCTTTGGTGTAGAACATTTTGATTACGGTCCCGTACAGATTGCTTCTGACGTGGGCTGGGAGGCATTCCGAAAGGTTGCCGATAACCTTATGATCCTGTTCCAAAATACAGGACTGATGCATGGATATTCCATGAATAGTTGGAGCGACGTTGTGACCTACAACCAATCCTTCATCGAAGAGTGGCTTGCTAGCCCACAGACTTCTCTCTACTATTCTCTCCAGGTAATGCCGGATACTCAAGATAAGAGTGACGCCATGGCTGCCCTGGAGGATCTTGACGTAGAGAAGTTCTGGGCTGAGAAAGTCACTGATTCTGTTGAACCTCAATGTGATTGTGCTGAATGAACCCTTATCAGAAACTTCTCTCTCGTAAACGTACCTGGACTCCCGTGCAAGTGGAGGCAGGTAAATTCAAAGAAGGGTCCGAAGAAGCTATGCTTCGGGCTCTGTCCCTCCGTAACCTGGAGATCCCTGTTGGTGATTTCATTCAAGGTGCGCTGAAAAAAGACTTCCCTATCGAAGCTAAAGAACTTCTTGAGTCCAACATCAAGGACGAAGAGAAGCATGACCTTGCTCTTGACTACATTGCAAAAGCCCACAAACTCCAAGACATCCCAGAAGCAGACGCCATTCAGAAGGCTTGGATCGAAGCGCCAGAGCATCCCGTGCTCAAGGCCATGGTGCTTGAGAGGTCCGTGTTTTTCGTACTGCTCCCCTTCTTCCGATGGAATGGAGACGCAGGATGCAGGACAGTAAGTGCCGACATCTCACGAGACGAACAGGTCCACGTGGCCGCTAATTCTCTCGTCTGTAAAGAACTGGGAATTACTGTGACCCAAAACCTGGACAAGCTGCGTAAAGCTACTGTAGCTTGGATCATGCAACCCCTTGGCTCTAACCCTGCCAACCCTTATCTTGACCGTGAGTTCTGGCTCAAGCAGTCTGACAGCCTTCTCTACAGCGGAAAGGCAGAAGGTCTGATTGCTACCCGCCGTGCTCGTATGCCCGCCTTCTTTGAGCACTCCAATGTCAATCTTCCTGAGTACGGCTGAGTTTCAGTACTTACTCGACGAACTAGACGAACTATTTCCTGATACATACCCTGACTATTCCTTGTCTGAAAAGGAGATCGCTTTCCGAGCTGGTCAAGTAGATGTGGTCAGATTTCTTAAGAAAAAATTATCCGAGGATTAATTATGTGTTTTGGTGCCCCCAGCGTTCCAGAGGTTGAAGTACCTGCAATCCCATCTCCACCACCAGTAATGGGTGAGCCTATTGCTACTCCAACACCTCCACCGCCGAATACAGCGGAAGCTATTACCCCTACTCCTGAAGCTGCAAAGGTGACACCTGTGCCTGCTGTCAGTGCTGAGAAAGTGAAGAAAGGTACTGGTACTTTGAGAAAGAAAGAGCCTAAAGCTGAACCAACCGGCGCTGCTCCTGCAACAACTGGTGTCAACTACTCTGGTACTGCTTCAGCTGGTCCTAGAGGAGCGTCTCTTAACATTCAGAAACGATAATGAAAAGCGCACGGCAACGTTACCATGAATTAACCAGTGGCCGTACCGCATTTCTTGACATTGCACTAGAGTGTGCAAAGCTTACAATTCCTACTCTGCTTATGCACGAGGAGACTACAACCGATTACACTCGGTTCAAGACTCCTTGGCAATCAGTAGGAGCCAAAGGGGTAGTGACTCTTGCATCTAAACTGATGCTCGGGTTGCTGCCCCCTTCTACTTCGTTCTTTAAACTCCAGTTGGATGACTCCAAGCTGGGTGTTCAGATTCCTCCTGAAGCAAAGAGCGAGCTGGATCTAAGCTTTGCTAAGATTGAGCGTATGATCATGGAAAGCATTGCTGCTTCTACTGATCGTGTTCAAATCTTCTCAGCGATTAAGCATCTAGTTGTCACAGGCAACGCCCTTCTTTACATGGGTAAAGACGGTATGAAGATGTATCCACTTAATCGCTATGTAGTGGAAAGAGATGGTAACGGTAATGTTACTGAGATTGTTACCCGTGAAAGGGTGAACAGAAAAGTCCTAGGCCCTGACTTTGAGCAGTCTAAACAGCAAAGCGTTGTGGACAGCAGTGTCGGTGGATCCTATGACAAAGATGTAGATGTCTTTACCTGCATCAAGCTGACTAAAAAAGGTTGGACTTGGTATCAAGAAGCTGATGACAAACAGCTGCCTAACAGCTACGGTAAAGCTCCTAAAGACAAGAGCCCCTGGCTTCCTCTACGCTTCGTGACTGTTGATGGAGAAGACTATGGACGCTCTAGGGTTGAAGAGTTCCTGGGTGACCTGCGCTCTCTTGAAGCCCTCATGCAGGCGCTTGTAGAAGGCTCCTCTGCAGCTGCTAAGGTGATCTTCACTGTATCTCCTAGCTCGACTACTAAGCCTGCTGCGTTGGCTAATGCAAGCAACGGCGCTATCATTCAAGGACGCCCTGATGACATCGGGGTTGTTCAAGTTGGTAAGACTGCAGACTTCCGTACTGCTTTTGATCTTGCTAACGTTCTTGAAAAGCGTATCTCTGAAGCCTTCCTGATTCTCAATGTACGTCAGTCTGAACGGACTACTGCAGAAGAAGTTAGGATGACTCAGATGGAGCTGGAACAACAGCTTGGTGGTCTATTCTCCTTGCTTACTACTGAGTTCCTGCTTCCGTATCTTAACCGTAAGATGCACGAGCTTACCAGATCTCGTCAGATTCCTTCCCTGCCTAAGGGTCTTGTGAATCCAACGATTGTTGCTGGTATCAATGCTCTTGGTCGTGGACAAGATCGTGAGGCACTCGTTCAGTTTGTCACGACCATTGCCCAGACTATGGGACCAGAAGCTCTGCAACAGTTCATCAATCCTGACGAAGCTATTAAGCGTCTGGCTGCTGCTCAAGGCATTGACATCCTTAACCTTGTCAAAGGTATGGAACAGATTCAAACTGAGAAGCAAGAGAAGATGCAGAAGCAGATGCAGATGTCTATGGTCAATCAGACCGGTCAGCTGCTCGGTACTCCGCTTATGGATCCTTCCAAGAACCCACAAGCCGTTGATGCTGTACAGGCTGCCATGATGAATCCTGCTATGCAGCAAGGTATCCAGAACTTGGCTGGTGGCCAACCACAGCAACAGCAAACACCAGGACAGGGTCCTGACCTTCCCATTCCTCCCGGTTAATTTAACTAGCACCGTTTATGGCTATTAACATTGCATACGATCCATCTGATGATCCCGAAGCCATTGCAGCCCGCGAGGCTGAAGAGGCTGACTCTTTAGAAGTCGGGGAACAGATGATGAAAGACCAGCAGGATCTTCTTGCTGGTAAATACAAAAACGCTGAAGAGCTTGAGAAAGCTTACATGGAACTTCAGCAACGATTCAGCAAAGGTGACGACGAAGAAGAATCCGTTGAAGAAGAAGAGTACGAAGAAACCGCCGAAGAATCTGATGAGCCATACGAGTATGAGCGTTATGATGAGGACGGTGATGTAAACTTTGAGTCTGTCAAGGAAGCTTACGGTGACAAACTTGCTGAAGTATTCCAAGAGTCAGGTATTGACCCTTGGGAAATGAATGACCACTTTATGGAAAACGATGGTACTCTCACTAATGAGATGTACGATCAGTTGAATGAAGCTGGTTTTAGTGACACAATTATTGATGCTTACCTGGGAGGGCTCCGTGCTCAAGCAGGTCAAGCCGATCTAGTTGAAGCTCCTATTCTTAATGACTCTGAAATCAGTGAGATTAAAAACCTTGCTGGTGGAGATGAAGGATATGAACAAGTAACTCAGTGGGCTTCGGAGAATCTCAACGAAGCAGACATTGAAGCTTTTGATGAAGTCATCAATACTGGTAACAAAGCTGCCGTCAGGTTTGCTGTAAAAGCTTTGGTTTCACAATTTGAAGATGCTATGGGACGCGACGCCGACTTGGTGACAGGTAAATCCACAAACAAAGGTGCTCCTTATCGGAGTATGGCTGAGGTTGTGCGTGATATGCAAGACCCTCGTTATGAACGAGATGAAGCGTATCGCATGGACATCATGCAGAAGCTTGAGCGGTCTAACCTCAAAGTATAAAGACTATGTGGTGGGTGGGTTGGTAAACTTATTTAACGAACAATGGCTACTAGCATTCTTAATCAGGGTAGTCGTTCAACCTGGGAAGATTTTTGTTCCTGGGTGACGTCTACCAACAACCGTCTTTATGTAGGCTGGTTCGGTGTCCTTATGATCCCGACTCTTCTAGCCGCTACTATTTGTTTTGTAACTGCATTCATTGCAGCACCTCCTGTTGACATCGATGGAATCCGCGAACCAGTCGCAGGCTCCCTCCTCTATGGAAACAATA